GTAGTGATGGATTTATTCGTTCCCATGTGGACGATGATTATACTGTGGAATCTGAAGGTTGCAAGGTGCCTCCTAAAGGTGCATCCACACAAGAGTGGGATTATTTCTTCTCTAATTGTGATTATGATACCTTTTTGGAAGCTCCTCTCTCGGAGTTTGAAGCTTGGGAAGAGCGTATGCATAATATGCTCACAACGGCCCACCACGATCGTTCAGATGAGGATTCTTATGAACCTCATTCTGGCACTGAATATACGTTGAATCCAGAGTTCAAAGAACTCCCTGAAACTATAGTTCGTGCCAGGATTGAGCGTAAATTGGCTCATGCTGCTAAGATCAAAGCTGAGATGATGGCTATCACTGAAGCTGAGATTGATTTGCAGGCTAAGCTTTTTAACGCTAAGGTTGAAAAAGTCCGCGCTGAATGGAATGCGAAGAAACTTTATTACCATCCTCATGATGGTGATGAGGATTGTATTGAGTTTTGGTTGAGCAAACTCGATGGTTTGTCTGATCGCATGGCGACTTACTCTGAGGCCCTTTCTACTCGAGAAGTTGACCAGGTCATAAAACATATCGAACGCTTGATCTTGCTCTTTATTGAACTTCGCGAAACTCGCTCCTATTCCGGTATGATGGCGGCGATTCTAGGATATCTTCAGGGATTGACTGGAAAAAGCCTTTTCAACACCGTGCGAGAGTATCTTGCAGACGTTTTGGCTATGGAAGCCCATGAAGGAGACGAAGATTCTGAAAATCCAGCTTGGCTGGATGTTTTTAGGTCTGTCACCTCCAATTGGAAATCTGTTTCTAAGATGCCTGCTTGGAAGTACTTTCAGCGTGTTTTGTCCGTGGCAGTCTCTGCAGGTTTGTGCAAGGCTGCTGATGTGAATTTTCGGATGGGAGACATGAAACTTTTTACTCTCAAGATCGATGAGAAGCAAGCTAGTGCTTTTGATTTGATGGATGCCATTCTTGTTACAGCGGATTATTTCGTTGAGGCAGGATATGAAGCATTCAAAACCAGATCGATTCGCCCTTTCTTCTTCGATAATCAGACTGCCCGGATCTTGGATGAGGCATATATTGGCATTAGTGCTAGTATGAAGGCCCTTCCGACAGGTGATCTTGAGAAGACGAAGTACAAGTCCGAACAGGAATTGGCCCACGTGTTAGAAAATACATTGTCGGGCTATATTATTCTTCGGCAACAGACGAAGAATCCACCAGAGAAGCGTACTCTAGATGCTCGATGTATGCAATTGGAAGAGTGGAAGCTCCAGTTTATTCAACAGACAGTGTCTGGTGGATTGCGGGAGGCTCCATATTCCATCTATCTTGTGGGAAAACCTGGTATCGGAAAATCAATGATGACCCAGGTCCTGGTTGAAGTAGTGCTACAAGCCAATGGTGTTAGATATACTCAAAAGCAAGTAGCTACAGTCAATCCAGGCGACAAATTTGCGTCCACTGTTAAGAACGATACAGTGGTTATCATCTTGGATGATTTTGGTAATTTTGTTCTTGAATTTGAGAACGAAAATCCGCTCAAGTATATTATTGAGATTTGTAATAATGTAGTCTCATACGTACCTAAGGCGGAAGCCAACGAAAAAGGCAAGATTGCCTGGCGTCCCAAGATGGTAGTGACAACTTCGAATCTAGATGATCTTTTGTTCAATAAGTTGTCAAACGCTCCCGGATCGGCTAAGAGGCGTGGTATTCGAATGAAACCATTCCTGAAGCCGGAATTCGCTGAACATGAAAGATTCAGCGAGGATAAGTACCGCGAAAAGTTTGGAAATCTTCCTGCGGTCCCTGATGCATATGATATTGACATTCAGGAATGGGGAGTAAAGAAATGGGAGTATATGGCTTTCAGGATGGTGATACCAAAGGAATGTCATATGCAGACGCTCTCGAATTTCATATTATGAAATCACGTGAACACTTCAGGAAACAGAAGGATTACGTGAAGAATCACGGCAAGATTCGCGAACAAATTGTTGTTTGTGAACATGGTCGTGTTCAGTCCGAGTGTGCTAAATGCCAGTCTATAGCTGCTGAGGAGCAATTCCATGAGGAGGAATCCTTCTCTAAGGAAAAGTTTGAAGCAGCTTGTTCTGTTGCATTGGGCGTCTGTGAACCCCATTTTGGAACCGAGACCATTACGAATTGGATATGGAATTGGATTATGGCGAGAATTTTGTCAGCACTTTATCCATTCCGTCGCTCCTTTTCGACATGGTTGCGAGAGTCATCGAATGAGCAATTGCAGTGGCTAAATGAGCGATTACATTTCTTTTCGCTTTTTGGTTACACTGATTGGTTGCCAGATTGCGTGGTGGAATCAGCCATGTTTGAACGATATCTGCTTTTTACGAAGTCTTCTTCTATCGTGATGCAGTATTGGCAACTGATGCTCAATTTCTTCCTCTCATTTTTCTTGTTCCTGCTCGGTCCCGCTGTAGGTGGTGCTTTGAATGGTC